AAGCAAATACAGCGCTATCATAGCAATACAAATTCTCATCTAACACGTTTATGTTAGACGAATCCTTTATTACGAGAAATTGTTGTTCATCCATTTTTAACTCCTTTACTTAGTCATATTGATCTATATTTTCCACTTCGTGGTCTATCCCCAAGAAGGCAAGTAGTTCATTCGAGTATTCAGGATAAACCACCAGTATTTCATAACGGGTCTATGTTCGTACCGTCTTTGATACAATGCAAATAAGCGGTTCTTGCGCTATTGCCGGTTGGCGAAGATGCAAAAACCGCTTGATATATAGGCTTTCTGCTGATGCGGACTGGCTGCAGAAGGCCTTTATTTTGTTTATGGAATATGCTATTTAAGATTTTATGCCTTGCCGTGGCCTCTATCATTACAGCCCCTACACCCCCTCTTGGTAGATATCCGAGGAATAATTAAATGGTATAGTTAAAATTAAAAGGTTAATGATTGATGTAGTCTCGTTTTCCTTCTGTGTGATATGCTCACATTTAACCTGTACATTCTTATTTGCCAAGCAGGGCCTTTATCTCCTCTGGCTGATACGGTTCTTTTCGTCTGTGAATCATTGAGTGACAGTTGGAACAAAGTGGAATCAGATCATTTTGAGGATCTGTGCCATCATATCCTTCGGCGGTAGACAGCTTTCCTATCGGTGTTATGTGATGAACCTCAATGTAGTCTTTGCCCAGTTCGCCATATGTTTTCTCGAAATCGAACCCACAGATATTGCAATGACAGCCTTTCAGCCGAATGCATTCGGCTTTGGCAGCTTGACTTCTGTAAATCTGCTTTGTCGATGTTATGTACGTTCTGCTTTCATCATGCAGGTGGTGTTTATACTCGTCACTTGAGTTTGCCTGATTTATGAGTATTTCTACATAGTCAAGCAAATCATCTTTCAACTTTTTTCGTTCTGGCTTGTCAGCGTACCATACCGATTTCTGGCCATGACCAATACCATTATTACGTGCTGAGTGTGGCAATTGTTTAACACGATCGTTCCGATCAATCAGAATCGCGTTTTCCGCTTCGCATACAATGTTATATTCGGCAAAGACGCTTTGCCCATTAATATCAATTATTCGTGTGCTTCTATTATCATTGACTGGTTCAGCGTACACGCGTGCGTGTTGATAGAAGCCACAGACTATCCGACCCTCTGATTCACGGGAACATGTGAATACTACAAAAACATCATCAATGTAGTCTCCAAGCGCATCGTGGCTGATTACTCTCGATATGCGGGACAAATTGAGTTTTCCGTAAGGAGGTGTATATCCATAGCACTTGCCGTTGTCGTGACGGAAGTTAAAAATCTCATGACCGTATCCATTTTGTTTGACAAATCTACCACCGCCCTTGAGGTTTGCCTCAAGCCCGTTGTATTCATCCATTTCGGTAAGGTTTATGAACACAACATTGTTTCGGTTTATGCTTAAGTTCTGCATCAGCATCCTCCTTTAAGAATTATATTTACCCTTTCCTCATATATGGGAAATTATCTCGAATGGGAAGCAACAAACTTAATTTGCATTTAGCCCGAATGCTCTGCTCCCTAAAGTTTCTTTCCACCAAGATTCGCGTTCTAAGATAATATACTTGTCCACGCGGGCATTGTAATTTTCCAAGATTGCGTATTGGAAGTTTTTTTTAACATAATCAAACCCGGAATCATCGACTATTTCTTTGAGTAGTTTGTTTCCTCCATGGCCATTATCTACATAGTTTGACCAGCGCTGCAGGAGCATACCATTTTCACCATATGCCGAACCCACATATTGTTTTCCGCTAAACTTGTCTGTAATAAGATATACAGCTTTTTGATTTTCCAAAGCTGCAACCCAATCCTTCTTATGATTTTGTACTATGGTTGAGAGTTGTTCATAAGATAATCGAACCTTGTCATATCCAGGAAAATCTACCCCATCAAATATACTCGGCAAGATTTGCTCAATAACCAGGTCATTTATAATATTTTTTGCATAAACGACTTGAGTCTGATGTGTCTTTCGGTACTTTACAATAACACGCCCATAATACGGTATGTAGTCTACTAACTCTTCGCCGTCATAATTTACCCCGTCGTTTACTCCCAATTCTCGTGTAACCTTTTTAATGGTTGAAAGAAGCCAAGTATTCCATGACAACTGGAAAAGGCAAACCGCAATTTCTCCAACATTGAAGTATCGGCGCTTTGCCCTCCAAAACAGCCAAGTAGTATTTACTTCATCGGGATTGCGGAGATAGACTTCCATGGGCTCGATCTCACCATTATATTGATTGAATTTAACCTTTGCTCTATCTAAATCAGATTGGTTTATATGTAGTAAGTCGTTTAGTAATAATGGTTTCTTCATAGCTCTATCCTCCCGTAAAGTGCTAATCGTACTTGCCGTTAACGGCAGATATTAAACAAAACTTCTAATTTTGAAAGAATAGTAAATGTCAGGCAATATTTCTCGTCCAAATTCAGAGTAAACATTATTCTCCCAAAAATTCGAGGATACTGTCAACTACATTTGGGTATTCACTTTGGTTCTTTGGGACATAGCATCCTTTAACTTCACTACTTCTTAAGTTGCTGATTGCTCCAGAGATTTTCTCAAATTTGATACTTTGGAATACCGGATTTGTTGGATAATATATATTGATAAATGGAATATCGATTCCAAGAAAGTTTCTTAATATCGCCAACCTATCATATTTTCGCTTATCCGGGTACGGGTAATAGTTTGACAACTGCTGATCTTTTATCGGCGTATCGAGTGTGTGCTTTTTATATTCAAGTAAAGCGACAGGGTTTAGAGCTTTATCCAGTATTACTAAATCGGCATCGCCGGGCCAAGCCGCATCAGTATGAGACAAATAACCTTCTAAAGTTGAAGTGCTATAAATTAGTCCCTTTTTGCCTATACTTATCGGCCCTCCAGATAATGATTTTATATCCTCCTTTAAATCGGATATCCTTTTATTTATAACATGTGAGACTTCCCCATTATTATTAAAAACAACTGAAATAATCGTCATATCATCATTCCAACTATTCGATTCTTTAAATAGCTGGTATTTTAGAATAACATTATACTTAGATGCAAATCGCGATAGTACCTTTACATATTCCATACTGTCACAATCATAAATTTTCTGTTGTAATATCCCTTTGTCTGTTATTGGCCATGGGGCATATTCAGTTTTTACTATCCTTTTAACCCAGAACTCATTTGAAACAATATTATTATTCCAATTTACAAAATAATCAAATGAAACTCCGAAGAGTGATCGCTGTTTTAATATTGCATTAATAAGCCAGTCTTCTGGGGCCCCAGAAAATGGATGCCTTTTTGAAAGTTTACTTCTGTCAGTTGTTAAAGCTAAATATGGCTTTATTAACATTGTCTATCCCTCCACGTTCAATCGGCTGCTTTTAACTGTTCTGTCGTACTACATTATTTTCAAAACATATCCAAGACCGGATCACGGTTCATCTACCTGCTTCTTATAGTACTGTAGTTACTGATCGCTTGTTTCGCTTTCAATTTCTTTAAGTGTTTTCCCTTCAGCTGTCATCCATGCAGTCAGTCCATTTACGGAGCCGCCAATTACAAAAGATGCAGCATAGGAAGGACTACTAAAAAGTACATTCTCCTGTAAAATACCATTATCATCTATATGCGCTTTCAGACGCCTTTCCTTTATGCCAGGCGGAATGCTATCAGAGTCGATAGTTTCTATATGGCTACCTTTAAGTACAACGAAACCCTCGTTTGTTTGTTTGCAATTTGCTTCGATAACTTGCCCACTCTTTCGACTCTTACGTTTTAAGTGAAGAAGCAATTCTTTACTTTCACTGATTGTTAATAAGGGTTCATTACGTGTTTTATCCTCCGCTAACGGCTCAAATATCTTATGCCCAAACGTGCCCATAACGATTTTGGCATAATCGATAAACTCTTCCAATTCGCTTTCTTTTTCTTCCGTGATATTGCCTGATGAGGGGTCATTACCATTCTTGACAATATACCTTTTTGCTTCCGTAGCCAAGCTACAGAAGCGGTTTTCAAGGTAACTTATCTCAGTAGGTCCAAACGAGTTGTTAGAAGTTGTAAATACAACAGCCTCTGTCCAGTAATCTTTATCAGGATTGCGCTTATGCTCTTGCAAGCGGTAAAGAATGCCCTCTCCATTTTTTCTTGCCCCAGCCTGTCCAATATAAACAACATTCTCACCGGTCTGGTCAGAAGTACCAAACAGAAAGTAAACTCCACTCTGCTTGAGGTCATCTCTTGCCTTGCACTTATCAAGTTCCGTTCGAGGTATTTTATATGCTACACCTGTCCAGTTAGCCAAGGTGCATTTAATGCGACCGCTCGCTGTGCCATCCATCAAAAAGAGATTTATACTTTTCCCGCGTACAGACATATTTCACACTCCTCTCTCATTGGTTCTGTATTATCTTAAATTTGGATTCTGTTAAAGACTCTCCATAATACCTTCTTTTTTGATCCAAGTAGATATCAATTGTTATTGGCAGTACCTTTGAGTATACATTAATTAGGCTATTTGTTTAATGCATCAACGAACTCCGAGTCTCATTCTTTGCATGGAAAGTAAAGAATTCTTGATATCGCTATAATATTGTTCAATTCCATATGCACGAAGGACTTCGTGATCGAACTCAATCCGATCAGTTTCTGATAGTTCTCTTTCTGTCGAATAAACATCACGTTGTAATAGTGCATCAAAACTCTCCAAAATTCGCTCTCGCTGCTGACCATCAATAATATTAGGCTTCAACATATATGCATTTCTTATTGTGGTACTACTAATATCTAAAGCCCCAAGTCCACGGCCAAAACCAACAGCTTCGATATAAAACATTCCCAATATAGAATTTAGTAACGCATGATAAAGGTCAATGTCAGGGTAATCAGCGATAGTTTTCAATCCAATAAGTCGCTGATTAATAAAGCTGGGCGCTTCAAATTTGGCAAAAAACAATCTCCGATCCGGATTCATTGTTGTTACTATATCTGCAACATTTGTGTCTTTCATTTCATACCAGTACATACCTCTCTTAGCAAGCACCTCAGGTAGCGGCTTTCCTGTTTGATTGACGCCATTTTCAAAACGCTCAATCCATGCTAAGGCGCCAGAATGATTTAAGTCTCGTAGTTCCTCGAGGCTCCTTGAACAACAAAAAGCATCATTATCAGCTTCAGCAAATAGAGAATTTACACCTCTTGAATTCTTAAGAACCTTTCTAATGTAACATTGCTCAATTCCATGTCCAGAAGCGGGATAAAACATTGTATCCCACCCTCTTCTTTCACCACGCACGACTTCAAAAACTTCAGAAATAGGTGTCAGCTTATCTCTTATATTAAGCAGCCAAGAAATATTATGAAACAGTGCTGATAACGAAACATTCATTGCGCAAAGTGAAGTGATTTCTGAATTGGTGTAGGCCTTTAATTTCATAACCTGCGGGTCCAACTCGCGGTTAAGCAGAGCGGAGTTAACTATCGTCTCCACATTGGCTTCGTTTTCTTTTAATTCTGATAAACTCTTTTGCCACGAACAAAAAGTTGTATGTTCGTCCTGCAGAGCTGCTCCAACAGGCATTCTTTTTGTAAGTATTGAAATTACTGTAATAACTTTTGCATTATCAAACCATCTGGAAGAATTGCTTATATGGATCTGCTCGATCTTGTAATAATAACCAAGCGCATTAAAGAACTCCCGACCAGCTGTCGTCCCAAGCCATGAGTTTGAAGTAATTATTCCCACACGTCCACCGTTATCAAGTATTCTATGCAGAGCAAAAACAATGAATGAATAATAATCGCTTCTGTTGCTTAAAGAGATACCTGTTGTTTCTTGAACTCGGTCGTGAATATTCTCAATATATCTCCAATCTGTATCGGATATTTTCTCGAACGGAACAAAGGGCAAGTTTGAGACTACTGTCTTAAACTTCGGTATACTAAAATTCAAATTTTCGCCGTTAGCAGGATTAATCACCTGTATACTATCACCTTCATTCAGCGTAAACACATTCTTTTGAAATACTCTACTTGGAATATTTATAGTATCAATATCTGTCATACTGATGTTGGCTATCTGTAAAGGGAATGAGAACTTATCAGCAGCCCATGTTGTTTCTACAGCCTGTTGAACATTATGTAAGCGTATCCTTTTATGCTTTAGAATTGCCTTAGGAATTGATCCTGTTCCACAACATGGGTCGATTGCCTGACCTGTCCAATCATGAGTTGATAGACGGACAAGAATATCTGCTAAAACATCAGGAGTTGTAAACTGTCCATTAACCTCTCGTTGTGATACCGCAACTGTACGTTCTAATATGGTTTGTAGCGCTGTTTGCTCAATCTGACGAACACCATTGCTTGTCAGGAAAACATTTAAGTCCATTAAGTCATGCCATGTCTCTTCTGGGAGCATATCATTATGCTCCAACCCACCGAAAATATTATAGAAATCGCAATTTGCAGTAATTCTTTCAAAAACAGCATTCGCTTCAATAATTGTGGAATCAAAGGAAAGGTTGTTAACCTCCATTGCGGCATTATGGCTGTATTTTATCAAGTGAGCGAATACAATTCTATTTGCCCAGTTAAGCAAAACAACTTTTGCATATGCACTAAACATATTCGTCTCGTCTGATACAAATTCCGCCTGAACATCGTCCCACCAAACAGAGATATAAGCTCCAATTACAGCATTCGTTGTACAGATACGTTTCATTTCTTCACTTACAATCATTTTATTGCGCTCAATAATCGTGGCAACAATTGTATCGGAAACAATTTCACCAATTTCAGAGCCATGTATTTCCCCTGTCAACAAATATTCGTTTATCTCAAGTAAAATACTTTCTATTATAGGTAGCCATTCAGCCTTGTATCTTTCAACATCATCGCGAGTTCGAATGTGGCTGGTTTCATTCCATTGTTTGGCGATTTCAAATTCACCATTCTCACTTCTCACATAAAGAACACCAGCATTAAAATTCCAAATAAAATAGCTGTTTAAACCTAAGGAAACTGCTTTCCTTTGGGCATCCTTTATAAATGTAATATCCGTGATGGGGGTATCTGGCAACTTTAATTCCCAACCCTGTAATATTTGTGTCTGGTTTTCATCTCCATATAACAGAACGTCAGGAAACATACTTTGATGCCCTGTTGAAATTGTTGTTTCTCCACCTGCACGTGCAATTCTTATGTTTAGACTTTGTAGTTTGATGTTAATATCAGAAATCATTGAAATGGCCCAACTGCGTTCATTTCTCCTGATAATTGTAGGCATGTATTGTTCACCTCTCTTCGAATTCTTGAATCAGGTTTGTTTTTATTATTTTTTGACGGGCTTTCTTATCTAAGCTGCTCCATGCTAAAAACAATCTCCTTTTTGCTACATCTATATAATTAATTTTGTCCTTTTTAAATAGGGCAACATCTTCGTTCTTTTCAATACCTATGAAGTTGCGTCCCTCCATTAAGGCTGCGACTAAGAATGATCCGCTTCCAAATGTATTATCTAAAATGATTTCTCCAGGTTTAGTATATGTCCTCACAAAATAGCGTCCAAGTTCGATGGGCTTTTGTGTTGGATGAACTACCTCGCCTTCGCTTTCTGCTGTTTTTACATAAATAATATCAATGGGGTATCTTTCTCCATCACTTTGTACATGAACAGGTTGAAAATCTCCATAGCTACCGCTTAACTGATTTTTACGTACTCCCTTATCATAAGGCTCTCCTTCCGTCATCTGTGGATTATAAGTAGGCTGCTTTTTATAGAATACGCAAACATCTTCGTGCTTTCGAAGAGGTTGTTTCTTTGCATTTAAGAAATTTGTAGGTTTTGATTTCTCCCATACCCATTTGTATTTATATAACTTAGGCTGACTTAATATCAACCTTGCAGTAAATAAACCCTGTGATGTTAATACTATAGCCCCATTCGGTTTTATAATTCGGTTATATTGCTCCCATAGCAAATCCAACGGTATATAGCTATCCCACTGGTTCTGAGTCATACCATAGGGTAAATCACACAATATCATATCAATGGACTCATTTGGTATTCGCTTCATGCATTCCAGGCAATCTTCTTCAAACAGCTGATTTACCATTTGGTAAATTGGTGCATTATTATCTATCATATCTTAGCCCCATTTCTTGTAGTTTTAATTCGTTGTGTCATCGGGAATCATCTCCATAATATCACTAATATCACAATTCAGCGCCGTACAGATTTTTTGCAATATCTCTGTATTCACATTCTCGTTTTTTCCGAGCTTAGTTACAGAGGCAGAGCTGATTCCTGCGATCCTTTGGAGGTCTTTTTTCTTCATATCCTTATCAATCAATAACTTCCAGAGTTTTTTATAGCTTATAACCATCACCATCACCTCTCAAATACGGCGGTCATAATAAGATCAAAATAAATATATCATAAACAAGCGTTAAAATCAATGCTTATTCTTTACAAACGCAAGAATTTTTGATGCAAATTATTGATTAAATCTTTGATTAGTGCTATAATTTATACATCTTTATACAGTACATACATTAAGCAAGAGACAGCGAGGTAATTCTAAAAATTCGGAGGAAATGATTATGGCACAAAATCGTTCTTTTAAAGAATACGTTGCAAATCGTTTTTATAACGAGCTTTTCGATGCCGTGTCCAGCTATTTGGAACAAAATCATCGTGATCTGGATGTTTCCTCGCAGCTGGTACGTACTATTGACAGTGCGGAATTGTCGGATATCGATATCAAAAGCGTCTTTGTAGATAATCTACCAGGTATGAAAATAGCGTTTGATGTACTTTTGGAAGCAGAGTTTGAAATATCGGAAACCGACAGACACACTGACAGATATGATCAGAAAAGACGCTGGTTCAAGGTTTCTTGTACTGGTGACCTTTCATGCAGCCTTGACGATTTTGCTATCACTGCTGCGGAAGAATATAACTACCGCAGTAAGCAAGACAGCCCTATGTCGGACTCACTCGTTCCTATAATACATAAAGATCAGCTGGAAGCTGTGGCTAAAGCTTTCTTAGAGAAATATTATCAAGAAGCATTATATAAACCAATGCCCGTTGATCCCACGGTTCTTACAGATCGTATGGGGCTTTCAATCCAGCTGAAAAATATAACAGCCGATTTTTCTACGTTTGGACAGATATTCTTTGCGGATTGTGAAACCGAATACTACGATAAAGAAAGCTCTTCTTTCAAAAAGCTACAGGTTAAAAGCGGCACAATCTTAGTAGACCCCGATGCATATTTTTTACGCAATCTGGGGTCTGTTAATAATACAATCATACACGAATGCGTCCACTGGGATAAACACAGAAAAGCCTTTGAATTGGAGCGTCTATACAACGAAAACGCCACTCAAATAAAGTGTCAGGTTGTCGGCGGCATTAAGGATAACAAAGTCAAGACAGCTACCGACTGGATGGAATGGCAGGCAAACGCACTTACACCGCGCATCCAGATGCCATATACCCAGGCAAAGATCAAAGCAGCCGAGTTTATAAGGAATTACTTACGGTTCTTTCCAAACGCAAAACTTATCGATATCATGGAACCCGTCATAGATGAGATGGCCTCTTTCTTTTGCGTTTCTCGTTATGCTGCCAAAATCCGTATGGTCGACCTTGGCTTTGAAGAGGCTATTGGTACATTTACATATATTGATGGACGGTATGTAAGACCTCACTCTTTTAAGAAAGGCAAGCTCCTGCAGAACCAGACATTTTCAATCAGTGAGCGCGATGCCATCGTTGAAAGTACAATGGTACCGGATTTACGCGAAAAAATACAAAGTGGTAACTACCTGTTCGTGGATTCCCACTTCTGCATAAAAGATGAAAAATATATAAGGTATGATGGTGATGGGCAGGCTTTTCTGACTGATTATGCGAGACAACATATGGATGAATGCTGTCTCGTATTTGATTTAACGGTCCTTAGATCAGCTAACAGTTACTGCAAGCAATTTTATACAGAATGTATTCTGTATAGAGATGCCACATCCGACATAATATTTGAGGCACACTTCAGCGATTCATCAATAAATAACGATGTTGATGCTCAGGCTAAGGCCATTATAGCCTATAACAAGGAACTGGCTGAAGTTATGCAGAATATGCCTGGTGGCTTTTCCGGAGCATTGAAGCATCTTATGACATGGAAAGGCAAAACGGTTGAAGCCCTTGCTGGAGATTGCTGCCTTGATCCAAAAACTATTCAAAGAATGCGAAACAATGAATCTTATGAAACTACGATAGAAACAATTGTTGCCATATGCATTGCTCTCCAGCTTCCTCCGGCTGCAAGCGACGCACTAATAAGCCGCTCAGGATGCTCACTTGGCGTCAGCGAAAAACATCTGACCTACCGCTTCCTTTTAAACTCCTGCTACACAAAGACAATTTACGAATGCAACGAAATGCTTCATAGATTAAGGCTTGACCCACTGACAAAAGAAATATAAAAAAAGTTTAAGCGACCCGGACATTCTGTGTCCGGGTATTTTTATGCCCTTGTCCAGCAATCCGAACAATTTGCCGCTAAAATGAGTCCCTGTGACCATTCTTAGGGGCTTTTTTCTTATTTACTGCTGAATCAGGCGGACATTCCATGTCCGTGTAAGGTAGCTAAGGTTCTACTAAAATGTAATTAATCCACATGGACAACCATCTGGCCAGGGTTTCCCGGTGTCCGTGTGAGAACAATTTAATCTACGCCGACCGCCGGGAAGCGAGGCTGTAGCCGAAAACAGAGGATAACCTCTTAGGCTTGCAGGCTCTCTTCCCTTGGTCTGGTTTGTCATGCTCTAAGAATGCCTCTGTTTCGGAGAAAAACGGAGGCATTTCTAATGGCAAAGAAAAAGCAAAGCATCAACTATACCTATTGGCACTGGGACGAGGATGCTAAAAAAACTCTCCCTATCACCATCACCGCTGGCCAAGACGGCGTAACAGAAGAGCACATCATCATGCTCAATGATTTCGACCACGCAGCTGATCTCAGTGACCGTTATGAGCAAGAAAACCGGGACTACGGAACGGAAAACAAAAAAAACAAGCTCGAAAGTGACCCAGATGATTCTATCGGTGACCCCATTGAGAATCTTGGTACACGCAAGACCGACCCCGCCTTTTTTTTAGAGGAAAAGTCAGACAAGCCTAATCCGCTTGTTGAGCAGTTACTGATGCTGATGGAAAAACTCACTCCCCAGCAAATCGACCTGATATATGACCTCTTTGGTAGCCAACGCCAACTCACTGAAATTGCAGATGAAGAAGGCAAATCGGTTACAGCAATTCATAACCGCAAAAGTAAGATCATTGCCCGGCTAAGGAAGCTGTTTGCGGAGCAAGGCATCCTCTAAAACCGCATAAATACTGCATTTCGGGAGGGGGTTAATAATTTCGGCTATTAGTAGAGGAAGAGATAAGACGCTACTGATAGCCACCCTTCCTCCGGGTGCAGACCCGTCTGAAACAGGAGGTAAAACCTATGAATCTGCAACACAAAGTGCAAATCAATGTTGCACGAAGAGACGGCTCTCAAAAGAAAGCCGTTATCAAAAGCGGGATCAGCAAGATACCGCAAAGACTACTGAATTTTCTTTTCGGAGAGTTTACCGAGATTTTGGTACTCACTCCCGGACAGAGTGTTCAGTCGGTAGAAATACACGAAATCGGGAAAGGAGGAACTGCACATGAGCCGAATCAAACTGCTTCTTGATGTGGTGAACGACATGGAGTCACTGACAGAAAGCCTGCGCACCCTGGCAAACGCCATCGCAAGCGATGAACCTTCAGTCGAATCCAAAGAAAAGCCATCCATCCAAGAAACACTGGAAGTTAAGCCTGCCGCAAAGACCATCTCAGTTGAAGATGTCAGAGCCGTGCTTACACCAATCAGTCAAAGCGGCAAAACTGCCCAGGTCAAGGCACTACTTATTAAGCACGGGGCAAGCCGCTTAAGTGACATCGACCCCAACGAGTATGAGTCCCTCCTTGCGGATGCGGAGGTACTTGCCAATGGGTAGACACGCAGTCCTTTCCGCATCCAGTTCCCATAGGTGGACAAAATGTACTCCCGCTGCCCGGCTTGAATTGGAATTCGATGATAACGAATCCTCAGCCGCTGCCGAAGGTACCGCCGCACATGCCTTAGCCGAACACAAACTGCGTAGGGCACTTAAGATGCGTAGCAAAAAACCTATCTCTCCCTTTGACTGTGATGAGATGGACGAATACACAGATGCCTATGTAGATTTTGTGCTTGAGCAGCTGGAACTGGCAAAGCAGTCCTGCTCCGATCCACTGGTACTGATTGAACAACATCTGGACTTCTCCAAATATGTGCCGGATGGGTTTGGTACAGGCGACTGCATCCTCATCTCTGATAAGGCTCTGCACATTATTGATCTGAAGTATGGCATGGGCATTTTGGTAAATGCAGAACACAACAGTCAAATGATGCTGTACAGCCTCGGCGCTTTGGAAATCTACGACAGCCTTTATGACATTAATGAGGTGTCTATGACGGTTTTCCAACCCCGCAGGGAAAATGTCAGCACATGGACTATCCCAGTGGATGACCTTAGAGACTGGGCAGAAAACGAACTTAAGCTGAAGGCCGAACTTGCCTTCAAGGGCGAAGGCGAATATTGCCCCGGCGAATGGTGTACCTTCTGCCGTGCTGCTGTAAAGTGCCGTGCAAGAGCCGAAGAAAAGCTGAAGCTGGCGCAATCAGAGTTCCGTCTCCCACCGCTCTTATCAGATGCGGAAATCGAGGATGTATTAGGAAAGCTGAACGACATCACCAAATGGGCAAATGACCTGCTGGCTTACGCTACCGATGCCGCCCTAAACCACGGAAAGCAATGGTCCGGCTATAAGATCGTGGCAGGCCGAAGTGTCAGGAAATTCAAAGACGAAGATGCCGTTGCAGAGGCTGCAAAGGCCAACGGCTATAAGGACATTTACAGGCAGAGCCTTATCACGCTCGGAATTTGAAAAGCTGATGGGCAAAGCCAAGTTCAATGAGGTTCTCGGTGACCTCGTATATAAACCACCGGGCAAGCCGACTCTCGTTCCTGTTTCGGATAAGCGGCCGGCTATAAACGTATCAAACGCAATTAGCGATTTTAATGAAATTATGGAGGATGAATAATATGGCAAATCAGAATAACAACAAAACCAAGGTAATAACAGGTGTTAATACACGTCTTAGCTATTTCCACGGCTGGGAGCCCGTATCCATCAACGGCGGTACGGAAAAATACAGCGTTTCCGTACTTATCCCTAAGTCCGACAAGGAAACTATCAAGGCAATCGAAGCAGCTGTAGATGCTGCTATAGAGGAAGGCATCGCAAAGTTTGGCGGCAAGAAACCGAACAAGGCTGCAATCAAACTGCCACTTCGTGACGGCGATATCGAGCGTGATGATGAAGCCTATAAAGGGCACTACTTCGTTAATGCCAACAGCACTACTGCTCCTCAGATCGTGGACAAATCAGTCAAGCCTATCCTTGACCGTGATGAAGTCTACAGTGGCTGCTATGGAAGGGTCTCACTCAATTTTTATGCTTTCAACTCTAACGGCAACAAGGGTGTTGCTTGTGGTCTCGGTAACATCCAGAAAATTAAAGATGGAGAACCCCTCGGCAACAGATCCTCGGCATCTGATGACTTCACATCCTTAGAAGATGACGATTTCCTCTCATAAAGAATGTATGGTGGGTGAGGTTGGGCATTCCGACCTTACCCAATTTTTAAGGAAAGGAGTCTGCTGCTAATGGACAGCTATCATAGAATGCGTATTTTACTTCGGCTTGCCGAATTGTGTACACCAAACGAATCAGAACGCAGAAACAGTTACATGGATGAAATAGACGATCTTTTAAACAATCCAGAATGCTATTTAACCACATCCTATAGCGAAACTAAGGATCTCTTCGACTTCAACGCACCAAAAGAAGCGTGGAGCTGGGTATTGGTTACTGACCTACTGCATAGTAACTTCATCCGAAATCTTTACGATAACTCTTGCCTAACACTGGGTCATAAACTCAGCGGATTGGCTAAAGAAGGTTGTGGCGTTCGTAGGAAGCGCACCAACAAGGGTAGTCTTTATTTTTTGCCACCCTTAAAAGACTTTCTTTCAGATGAGTCCAAAAAAGAGAATCCTGGAGGTCACTCGGATGGCTAAAATAACAACTTTATCCTGTGACATTGAAACATACAGCAGTATCGACCTTGGTAAATGCGGTGTTTACCGTTACTGCGAATCACCTGACTTCGAAGTGCTGCTCTTTGGCTACTCCATAGACGGCGGCGAAGTCCAGATTATAGACCTTGCCTGCGGAGAGAAAATCCCTCCGGTTATCATATCTGCTTTGTCTGACCCCACCATTACAAAATGGGCATTTAATGCACAGTTTGAGCGCATCTGTTTATCTCGTTTTCTTGGGTTTCCCACAGGTACTTACCTCGACCCTACAGGATGGCATTGCACAATGGTATGGTCAGCCACACTCGGTCTTCCGCTTTCACTTGAAGGTGTAGGTAGCGTTCTTGGATTGGAAAAGCAGAAACTCCAAGAAGGCAAAAGCCTCATCAAATATTTCTGTGTCCCTTGTGCCGCTACCAAATCAAACGGCGGGCGCAGAAGAAACCTGCCACAGCATGAAACAGAGAAATGGGAAACTTTCAAAGCCTACAACAAGCGTGATGTGGAAACCGAAATAGGCATTCAAGAAAAACTCTCCAAGTTCCCAGTGTCGGATACAGAGTGGGACAATTACAGGCTCGACCAGATCATCAACGACCGTGGAATTACCCTTGATATGGATTTTGTAAAACAAGCTATTTGCTGTGATGAGGTTACGAAAACAAGGCTACGCAGTCTCATGCAAAACCTGACTAATCTTGAAAACCCCAACTCTGTACAACAGATGAAGGAATGGCTTGCTGACAACGGTCTTGAAACAGATACCCTCGGCAAGGCAGCGGTTGCAGAACTAATAAAAACTGCTCCGGCAGATCTGGGAGAGGTGCTTTCACTTCGCCAGGAGCTTGCCAAATCATCGGTCAAGAAATACACCGCTATGGAAAACGTGGTCGGTTCAGACGGCAGGGCAAGAGGGCTTATTCAGTTTTACGGTGCCAACAGAACCGGCAGATATGCAGGCAGGCTTATACAGGTACAAAACCTGCCGCAAAACCATCTGCCCGATTTAGAGGATGCAAGAAACCTAATAAAATCAGGACTGTTTGATGCTGTGGATATGCTCTACGACAGCACTTCAAGTGTCCTCTCGGAGCTCATTCGCACAGCGTTTGTTCCAAAAGACGGCTCTCGCTTTATCGTTGCAGACTTCTCAGCAATTGAAGCCCGGATTATCGCTTGGTTAGCAGGTGAAAGGTGGCGAATGGATGTCTTCGAAAACGGTGGTGACATTTACTGTGCGTCCGCTTCGCAGATGTTCCATGTGCCCGTTGAGAAAAATGGTATAAACGGACATTTACGGCAAAAAGGCAAAATCGCAGAACTCGCCCTGGGCTATGGCGGCTCCGTTGGTGCTCTCAAAGCGATGGGTGCTTTACAGATGGGTGTTTTGGAGGAAGAACTGCAACCGCTTGTTACGGCTTGGCGTCAGTCCAACCCTCGCATTGTTAAGCTGTGGTGGGATGTCGACAAGGCAGCAATGACAGCAGTCAGACAGAAAACAGCAACAGAAACACACGGTATCCGCTTTACCTATCAAAGCGGAATGCTCTTTATTACTCTCCCATCCGGCAGAAACCTTGTGTATGTGAAGCCGAGAATTGGAATCAACCAGTTCGGTTCGGATGCCATTACTTATGAAGGCTTCGGCGGCACTAAGAAATGGGAACGCATCGAAAGTTATGGTCCTAAATTCGTGGAAAACATTGTGCAAGCCATCGCCCGCGATATTTTAGCGGAAGCTATGCTGCGTCTTTCCGCTTCTGGTTTTGAGATTGTCATGCACGTCCACGATGAAGCCGTTCTTGAAGTGCCTACAGGTATTTCCTCTGTCGATGAAATCTGCCGAATTATGGCGAAAAAACCTAAATGGGCAAATGGACTGTTGCTGAGCGCCGATGGCTACGAATGTGAATTTTATAAAAAAGACTAACAGGAAGGAGGCTCTCCCTCATGAGCATTAACAAATATAACGCTGAAGGCTACTATGACCCAACAGCATACGAAGCTTTGACCCGTATCGAACGAGAGTCAAAAAAGATGCCCTTCAGACCGCTTGTATATATCTGCTCCCCCTACTCCGGGGATGTGGAGGAAAACGTGAAAAAAGCACGGGATCACTGCCGCTTTGCACTTAACAATGGCTGTATTCCCATCGCCATGCATCTGCTCCTGCCGCAATTCATGGATGACAATAATCCCAAGGAGCGTGACCTTGCTCTTTTTATAGATTTGGTCATTATGGGCAAGTGCCAAGAGGTATGGGTATTTGGTGACCGCATATCTGACGGAATGGCTATTGAGATTGCCAAAGCCAAGAAACGTGGTCAGGGGGTTAAATATTTCGGCTTTAACTATAAGGAGGTATCAGAATATGCGTGATTTAGCAATCGCATACGGCAACAGCTGTTCTGCAAAGAACTGGTCAAATAAAACCATCCGCTTTGAAGAACTCTGCAGCCGTCTTGAACACACAATTCGCACTTCAGAGACAGTTGAAGAATATCCGAAACTGCCCAAAGCGGAGCGCGACAGAGTAAAAGACAAAGGTGGCTTTGTAGGCGGTCACCTTAAGGACAACAGACGCAAACGTGAAAATGTAGCCTACCGTTCCATGCTGACCCACGATGCCGATCATGCGGACAAGGATTTTATTTCAAGGTATGAGGCGGAGCATAAATATGCTTCCTGCCTGTATACCACACACGGACACACCACTGAAGCACCGAGGGTTCGTATCCTCGTTCCGCTGACAAGAGATGTCACGCCGGATGAATACATCGCAATTGCCCGCTACTTTTCGGAAGAACTCGGCATGGATATGTTTGACGAATGCAGCTACCGCCCTCATCAGCTGATGTACTGGCCTACAACGCCTTCAAACGGCGAGTATGTATTCAAGCATTGTGATGGCGAGTGGCTCGACCCCGACAAGTACTTAGCTGAACACCCAAATTGGCGGGATTGCTCTCTTCTTCCAACATCATCAAGGGAAAGCAAGGTAACTGATTATTCCGGAAAGCATCAAGAGGACCCACTCGAAAAGTCCGGCATCGTTGGAACCTTCTGCCGAACATACAGCATTACGGAAGCCATTGAGAAATTTCTACCAGATGTTTACGCCCCCTCGGCTATGGATGGCAGGTACGACTATATTCCTGCTGACAGTAGTGCAGGTGTGGTCATTTATGATGATAAGTTTGCATATTCCCACCACGCCACTGACCCGGCTTGCGGTCAGCTTATGAACGCATTTGATGTGGTGCGAATTCACAAGTTCGGTAGGCTGGATGATAAGGCATCGGCTGAAACCCCTCCAAGCAAGCTACCCTCCTTTAAGGAAATGTGCCAGTTTTCTATTGAGGATGACAAGGTGAAACTTGCGATTGCACTGGAGCGCCAGCAGGAAGCCCTGGACGATTTTACAGATGATACAGACTGGCTTTCACGCCTTGAATACGAGCCACGCTCCAAAGTACTGAAAAACTCTCTCCGTAACCTTACGCTTATTTTGGAAAACGACCCCAACTTAAAAGACATCGTGTTTAATCAGCAGCTGGACGGTATGGAGATTAAGGGTGAAGTTCCGTGGAGTCATCCGAGCAAGTTTTGGAGAGACGCAGACGATGCCCAGCTGATCAGCTACATCGATAAGCACTATGGTGCCTTCTCTGCACGAAATTACGAAATAGCAGTCGCAAAAGTTACCGATGACCGCTCCTACCATCCCATCCGTGAGTATATTGACAGCTTACCGGAATGGGATGAAGTACCGCGTGTGGATACGCTGCTCATTGATTATCTTGGCGCAGATGATAATGAATACGTCCGTGCTGTGACAAGAAAAACACTCTGCGCTGCTATCGCCAGGGTACTGAATCCCGGTTGCAAGTTTGACTCCATGCTTGTACTGAACGGTCCCCAAGGTGTCGGTAAAAGCACCCTCATATCAAAACTTGCCGGGGAGTGGTTCTCCGATAGCTTGAACCTTAGCGATACCAAAGATAAAACTGCTGCAGAAAAACTGCAGGGCTACTGGATTCTCGAAATCGGCGAGCTGGCAGGCCTTAGAAAAGCCGAAGTTGAGACCCTCCGCTCCTTCATATCAAGGCAGAACGATATCTACCGTGCTTCCTTCGGCAAACGTGCAACTCCTCACTTAAGGCAGTGCGTATTCTTCGGTACTACAAATGCAGAGTCCGGCTATCTTCGTGATACCACGGGCAACCGCAGGTTTTGGCCTGTAAAAACACCCGGTGGTGCAACAAAACATTCATGGCAGCTTTCTGCATACGAGATTCAGCAGATATGGGCAGAAACACTTGTGTATGTGAAGAAAGGTGAAAAGCTGTATCTCGATAAAGCCATTGAGAAACTGGCAAAAGCCGAGCAGCGTGAAGCTTTGGAATCAGATGAGCGTGAAGGCTTGGTGCGTGAGTACATTGATACCCTTCTGCCGGAGGACTGGGACAGTATGGATCTGTTTGAACGCAGGAATTTCTTAAACGGCAGCGAGTTCGGTGGCGAAAGGCGTACAGGTACTATAAGGCGCGAATCCGTCTCCAATATGGAAATCTGGTGCGAGTGCTTCGGTAAAGAGAGAGCCAACCTGCGTCGTATCGATGCCAATGATATCTCTGCTATTGTCGCCCGTATCGGCGGCTGGGAACGTTCCAAAGCAAAGGTACGAATCCCGCTCTATGGACCCCAGTGGATTTATGTTCCAAAGTCCTGTTCCAAAGATTGAACCTCTTGGCGGGTAGCAGTTTGGAACAGTTCCAAAGTCCTGATTTTGTACCAAAAGTTCCAAGCCCCACTTCCGTTGGAACTATTCATAAAGCCTTGTAAATAGGCACAAACAAACAAACGCTGTTCCATGTTCCAATCAATACTATCAAAAATAAAAAGGTAAGTAGCTATAGGGTATATACAGCATTTTATATAAATAGCGATTTTATGGCACTTTGGAACATTTGGAACAGCGGGAAAGGAAACCAATGTTAGAAAAAACGATTGAATATAAATTGAAATCCGCAGTTAAAAACATGGGCGGCATAGCATTTAAGTTTACTGCTCCCGGTATCAATGGAGTGCCTGACCGCTTAGTGCTATTACCACATGGGAAGTTAGCCTTTATTGAACTTAAAGCTCCGGGAAAAGATATGCGACCGCTGCAAGTACGCAGAAAAAGGCAGTTAGAGCAACTTGGCTTTTCGGTTTACTGCATTGACAGTGTGGAGCAGATTGGAGGTGTGCTTGATGCAATACAAACCTCATGAATATCAGAAATATGCAACGAAATTCATACTGGATCATCCTGTATCCGCTATTCTACTGGATATGGGTCTTGGAAAAAGCGTGATCACCCTGACGGCAATAACCGAACTCCTCTTTGACCGCTTTGATGCACATAAAGTTCTGGTTATCGCACCTCTTCGAGTGGCCCGTGATACTTGGCCTGCTGAAATCGAAAAATGGGATCATCTTCACAACCTTACCTATTCAGTAGCAATCGGCACAGAACAGGAACGAAGAAACGCACTCATGGCCAAAGCAGATATCTACCTCATCAACCGTGAAAATGTTGACTGGCTGGTTAGCAAGAGTAATCTCCCGTTTGACTTCGATATGGTGGTCATCGATGAGTTATCTTCCTTCAAATCCTACAGCGCGAAGAGGTTTAAAAGCCTTTTGAAAGTTAGACCTAAGATAAAACGCATTGTAGGTCTTACGGGTACTCCCTCCAGCAATGGACTTATGGATTTATGGGCTGAATTTCGTATCCTCGACATGGGTCAAAGACTCGGCAGGTACATCACCCATTACCGTAATAAATTTTTTACCCCTGATAAGCGAAATCAGCAGATGGTCTTTTCCTATAAGCCACTTCCTGGTGCAGAAAAGGCAATATACAGACTCATATCAGACATTACCATCTCCATGAAATCTACTGATTTCTTAAAAATGCCTGAATGTGTAATTAACGAAGTGCCAGTGTACTTAAGTCCGGATGAGCAGGATATTTACGATACCTTCCGTGAGGATATGGTCTTAAAGCTTAAAAACGATGAGATCGATGCAGTTAACGCCGCTGTACTTTCTGGAAAACTCCTTCAGATGGCAAACGGTGCTGTCTACGATGAGGACAGTAAGACTCATCAAATTCACGACCGAAAACTGGATGCTCTTGAGGATTTGATTGAAGGTGCAAACGGCAAACCGGTACTCATTGCCTACTGGTACAACCACGACCTTGAGCGTATCTGCAAGCGGTTTGATGTTAGGCAGATCAAAACATCAAAGGATATTACAGATTGGAACAGCGGAAATATCCAAGTTGCAGTCATTCACCCCGCTTCTGCTGGGCATGGACTGAATCTTCAAAGCGGCGGTTCCACCCTCATCTGGTTTGGGCTTACATGGTCACTTGAACTGTATCAGCAGACCAATGCCCGCCTATGGCGACAAGGTCAGCGTGATACGGTGGTTATCCACCACATTGTTGCCAAAGGAACCATTGATGAACAGGTCATGACGGCGCTTCGCAAAAAAGAGAAAACCCAGTCTGACCTAATCAATGCAGTCAAAGCAAATCTGACGGATAGGAGGAAAATCGCATGAACGACACATACGAAAGACTGGCAAATGCCATCGTTTTACAGGCGGTCAAGGATTACCGCAATGCACTGAAAAGGCTGAAAAAGCATCCCCGCAGCGAGACTGCTTTATATACGAAACGGGAAGTCGAGCGGTTCTTCCGTTCCGATTGGTATACATCACTTACTACAGTTGACCCAGAGATGCTTATTCTCAAACTTAACGAGGAGGTTATATGATGACGGTAAAAGAATATCTCGGACAGGCTTATCGCCTGGACCAACGCATAAACAGTAAGCTGGAACAAGTGGCTTCACTGAACGATCTTGCCAACAAGGTAACAACTACCCTCACGGGTATGCCAAAGAACCCCAACCGTGCTACCTCCACAATGGCGGATGCTGTGACAAAGATAATCGACCTACAAGCAGAAATAAACCGTGACATCGACCGCCTTGTTGACTTGAAGCGTGAAATTGTAGAAGTGATTAAGACAGTTGACAATACGGAATACCAAACATTGCTTGAGAAACGCTACCTATGCTTTGAGACCTGGGAGCAAATTGCTGTTGATATGGATTATAGTATCCAGCATATCTACCGCTTAAGAGACAAAGCCCTCTCAAAGATTTCTATCCCAGCATGAAAAGATGATAGGAAATGTTAGTAGATGTTCATAGTTTCTTTTGATACCATTAGGATAGAGAAATAGAATTCCAAAGGCCATCGCGGAGAAATCCCCGGTGGCTTTTCTTATGCCCTGAAAGCGAGGTGAACCAATGCCCTACAAACCTAAGCGTCCCTGTGCTTACCCCGGCTGCGGTCGGCTTGCTGAACGCGAGCAATACTGTGCCGAGCATCAAAAAGCAATGGACAAACATTATAACCAGTACGAACGTGACCCTGCTTCCAATAAGCGGTATGGTCGTGCTTGGAAGCGTATCCGTGACCGCTACATCAAGTTGCATCCTCTTTGTGAGGAGTGCGAGAAACAAAGCAGGCTTACTCCTGCTGAAGAGGTACACCACATCCTCCCGCTCTCCAAAGGCGGCGGTAATGAGAGGAGCAACCTCATGGCTCTCTGTAAATCCTGTCACTCTCGAATCACTGTCGAGAGCGGCGACCGGTGGGGGTAATCAAATCTCTAAAACTTTTTAAAGCGGACAGCGGCGTGGGGCTTCGTGTTAAAAAACGCGGTTTCAAACAAGGGAATAGCCCCAGGCCAGCAAAGTGAGGTGAACATATGGCAAAGGACGGTACTAATCGAGGTGGCGCTCGTGTCGGTGCAGGTGCGAAAAAGAAGCCCCTGGCTGATAAAATCGCCGAAGGAAATCCTGGCGGCAGGAAACTGACTGTGATGGAATTTCAAGATACGGCAGATCTCAAAGGACTTGAAATGCCCGAGCCAAATAAAATGCTTGAAGCTATACAAAAAGACGGCAAGGCACTGGTTGCAGGAGAAATCTACAGAAATACATGGACATGGCTAAACGAGCGCGGATGTGCTGCTCTCGTATCACCGCAGCTGTTGGAACGCTATGCCATGAGCGTTGCTCGTTGGATTCAATGCGAGGAAGCGGTCACCGAATACGGCTTTTTAGCAAAGCACCCTACAACAGGCAACGCCATTCAAAGTCCCTATGTGGCTATGGGTCAGAATTACATGAATCAAACCAACCGTCTGTGGATGGAGATTTTCCAGATCGTCAAGGAGAACTGTACCGGTGAATACAGCGGCATTAACCCGCAGGATGATGTAATGGAACGTCTGCTAACGGCAAGGCGAGGAAAATAGATTGGAGGAAAATATGATAACTTATAAAACGGCCGAAAGTGTCTGCATGGGACACCCGGATAAACTCTGCGACCTCATTGCCGACAATATTTTGGATGCTTGTATGCGTAAAGATAAAGCCTCCCGTGTGGCCTGCGAGGTCATGGCTACTAAAGGAAAAATTATCGTAGCGGGCGAAATCACCTGCAGCGGTAAAGTTGATATCCGCTTTATCGTTAAAAATGTACTTCGTGAGGTTGGATACAATCCTTGGAAATTCACAGTATTTGTTTTTGTACATCAGCAAAGTGCAGACATTGCAGCGGGTGTAGATAATGCGCTTGAAGCACGAAATGGTATCAACGACCCTTATGGTTCTGTTGGTGCTGGTGATCAAGGTACAGTCTATGGATACGCAACCAATGAAACCCGTGAGAACCTACCCCTTCCACTGGTGCTTTCCCACCGCATCGTCAAGCGCATTGATAACTGTCGCAAAGGAAAGCTCATTAAGGGTATCATGCCTGACGGCAAGGCGCAGGTCACCCTGGAGTACGAGGAGGGCAAACCCAAGCGTGTAAAAACCATTGTCGTTTCAGTACAGCACGATAAGGACAAAACTCAGGAAGAACTGAAATCCGATATACTCAATAATGTGTTGTGGCAGTGTTTTGAGGATTTCCCATTTGATGATGATACAGAAATACTCATCAATCCCTCCGGCAGATTTGTCGAAGGCGGTCCCGCTGCCGACACTGGATTAACCGGCAGAAAAATCATGGTAGATACCTATGGTGGTCTTGCATCCCACGGCGGAGGTGCCCTTTGCGGTAAGGACCCGACTAAGGTTGACCGAAGCGGTGCCTACATGGCACGCTACATTGCAAAGAACATCGTATGGAGCGGTCTTGCAGAGAAATGCGAGGTCGCTCTTTCTTATGCTATCGGTAAAGCAAACCCTGTGGCGGTGGACGTAACTTCCTTTGGTACAGGTAAAGTCAACGATGAGCAGCTTGCCAATATTGTGCAGGAAGTGTTTAATCTTCGCCCGGCTGCAATCATCGAAAAACTGCGTTTAAGAAATGTCCTCTATTCCGATACAGCTGTTTATGGACATTTCAACTCCTGCTTGTTTCCTTGGGAGGATGTAAGCATGTACACAAATTTAAGAAAGGCGGCTGAGAAATATGCAGATAGAAAAACTGAAAACTGAGCTGTTGATTCCAGCCGACTACAATCCTCGTAAAGACTTAAAACCCGGTGATCCGGAATATGAAAAGTTGAAACGATCCATTGAGCAGTTTGGTTATGTTGAACCCGTTATATGGAATAAGACCACATCTCATGTTGTCGGCGGCCACCAGCGTTTGAAAGTACTGCTTGATATGGGTATCACCGAAGTTGAGTGTGTGGTCATTGAAATGAACGAGGAAAAAGAAAAGGCTCTCAACATCGCTCTTAACAAAATAAGCGGTGACTGGGATAAAGATAAATTGATGCTTTTAATTGCTGACCTGCAAGGAGCCGACTTTGATGTATCCCTTACCGGATTTGAGCCTGCTGAACTGGATGCACTGTTTAAGGACTCTCTTAAGGATGGCATCCATGATGATGATTTTGATGTGGATGCCGAACTACAAAAGGCTGCAGTTACCAAGCAAGGTGATGTTTGGATGCTTGGGCAGCACAGGCTCGTCTGTGGGGATTCCACTAAGGCAGATACCTTCACACTACTGATGGACGGGAAACTTGCAAACCTTGTGGTAACCGACCCTCCGTACAATGTTAATTACGAAGGTACGGCAGGCAAAATCAAGAATGATAATATGGGGAATGAAGCGTTCTATACCTTCCTGCTCTCGGCCTTCCAAAACACCGAAGCAGCAATGGCGAAGGACGCTTCTATTTATGTGTTCCATGCAGATACGGAAGGTCTGAATTTTAGAAAAGCATTCTCGGAAGCTGGTTTCTACCTCTCCGGTACTTGCATTTGGAAAAAACAGTCCCTTGTTCTCGGCCGCTCACCTTATCAATGGCAGCATGAGCCTGTTCTTTTCGGCTGGAAGAAGTCCGGAAAGCACAACTGGTATGCCGACCGTAAGCAGACCACCATTTGGGAATTTGAGAAGCCAAAGAAAAACAGCGACCATCCGACCATGAAACCCGTGGCTCTGGTAGCTTACCCGATTCTCAACTCAAGCCTGACCAACTGTATCGTGCTCGATCCTTTCGGTGGCTCAGGAAGTACACTCATTGCCTGTGATCAGACTGACCGTATTTGCTACACCATTGAGCTTGATGAAAAATACTGCGATGTCATCGTAAATCGGTATATCGAGCAAGCCGGAAACTCAGATGGTGTATTTCTTTTGAGAGATGGTACGGAGTACAAGTATCATGATCTGCAGGTAGCAAATGCTGACAGCTAAACTCCACCAGCACAAAAGGCCGCCGATTAATCGGAACAGTTTCCCTACAGAAATATGCTCTAAACAACTTGCTATTTACAGCGTTCAGAGTGATATATGTAGTACCGAAAAAAGAAAGGCGGTATGAAAAATGCAGATTAATTACAATGTTACAGGCACGAAACGAAAATCACTGGTAGGCGCAATCAGCCAGGTACTAAACGCACCGACAAAATACCTCGGCGCACCTACCTTTGCTTACGAGGTTGGTGACTACCACATCGATAAGAACGGGATACTCAGAGGAACTGACAACCCCAATCTGGTTGCTGACCTTCAGGGATTGCACGGCTTCAAGGCAATTACAGAAGAATATGACTCTCCACTCCCGGAAGCAGAACCTGTACCAGAAGATTTACAAATTCCTTACGAAGCTGCCCTTGGTGGCAGGGTTAGCCCCTATCACGATTATGATGAGCCACCCGCATATGGGGAGCTCAATCATTTGACCATCGAGTTGCCAAGGTCGGCTTTCACAGATATGGCTCTTGAAAATCTTAAGAGACTGGTTGAAAGTAAATCGGCTTTAATAAAAAAAGCTCTGGGTACAGATTACACCCCTATCATTACGGGCGATGAGACTATTAGTTTCCCTTGGTTTCAAGGTGAACTTACCTCAGATGAGGTCAAAGCCTACACTCATTTTGTAACTGCGCTCTGCGAGATGGCAAAAACCCAACAAAGAGTCAATGCTACTGAAAAGCAAGTAGATAATGAGAAGTACGCTTTTCGCTGCTTCCTCCTCCGGCTTGGTTTTGTCGGCTCTGAATTTAAAACAGAACGCAAAATCCTGCTGAAGAACCTATCAGGCAACAGCGCCTTTAAGAATGGCGCACCACCTAAAGCTCAGGAGGTAACTGATAATGAATAACTTTCCTTCGAAGGATACAGTGGAGCGTATCCGTAAGCAATATCCGACTGGTACACGTGTGAAATTGGTACACATGAACGACCCTTATTCCAAACTAAGGCCTGGCGACCAAGGAACCGTAGACTTTGTGGACGACACGGGTACAATTTTCTGCTCCTGGGATATCGGCTCTTCCCTCGGCGTTGTGTACGGAGAAGATGCGGTACGAAAGCTGTAAGAGTGACTGGTTTTGTAGAAATACACCCATAAATTGATGTGTAATATTTCTCGGATTTCGCTTGCTATATAAGCCTTTTAGAGTGATATATGTACATGCCGAAAGGCACAAAACATACACATTCAGGAGGTAAACCACATGTTTACAAGCAGATTCGGGATTGAGATTGAGTTTACAGGCATCACAAGAAGCGAAGCGGCCAAAGTTGCTGCCGACTACCTTGGCGGGACGGTTACACACACAGGCGACTATTACGACACCAAGAAAGTTACAACCCCAGACGGGCGGGTTTGGAAGTTCATGAGCGACAGCAGCATCTCCTGCCAAAAGAAACAAGGACGTCAGAAGGTAGCTGCCACGCGCGACTACAGTGTGGAGCTGGTCAGCCCCATCCTAACCTACCGCGAGGACATTGAAAAATTGCAGGAACTGGTCAGAAAACTTCGCCACGCTGGCGGATTTGCAAACAACTCCTGCGGAATTCACATACACCTTGACGGCTCAACCCATACACCAAGGAGCATACGGAATTTCGTGAACATCATTGCCAGCAAGAACGACCTTTTTTACAAGGCTTTGCAAATAGCGCCAGAACGGATGAATTATTGCAAAAAGATGGATAGCCTTCTGGTCGAGAAACTAAACCGACGCAAACCGAAAACGATGGAGGCCATCGAGAGCCTTTGGTACGAGGGTTACAGCGAAAGCACCAGCCGCCACTACCATTCAAGCCGTTACCACTTTCTCAACCTGCACAGCTTTTTCACAGGCAACCACACGGTCGAGCTCCGGGGCTTCAACAGCGAATTACACGCAGGTAAGATAAGAAGCTACATTGTTCTCGCCCTCGCTCTCAACCGCCAGGCACTGACACAGAAATGCGCATCGGCAAAGAAGCCACAGGTTGAGAATGAAAAGTTTGCAATGCGAACCTACCTCAACCGCATCGGTTTCATCGGCGAGGAATTCGCAAACTGCCGGGAGCACCTGACCGCTCACTTAGACGGCTCGGCGGCTTGGCGATTTCGGGCAGCCTGAACGGTTGCCCCATAAAAATAAGGAGGACAAGGACTATGAATAAAACATTCTATCTCGCCTATGGCTCAAACCTCAACCTTGAGCAGATGGCGCACCGTTGCCCCACAGCAAAGCCAGTCGGGCCAGTGGTTTTGAAGGACTACCAGTTATTGTTTCGAGGCGGACACGGCGGTGCTGTCGCGACCGTGGAGCTTTTTAAGGACAAGACAGTGCCATGCCTGCTGTGGGAGATTACCCCGGCTGACGAAGCGGCACTTGACCGCTACGAGGGGTTCCCGTTCCTCTACCGAAAGGAAAAGGTTAAAGTGAGACTTGGCAAAAGGAACGTAGAAACTATGGTCTACATCATGAATGAAGGACGACCGCTCGGCAGTCCAAGCTGTTATTACTACAGCGTTATTTTAGAGGGATACAAGAGTGCGGACTTTGATATCAGCATCCTAAAACAGGCTGTCCTTGATTCTAAGGAGGTTGAGAATGGATAAGAAGATTAAGAAACAGATACTTGCCATCCGTGACACTGGCCTGACGAATATGTTTGATGTAGCGACGGTGCAGCGCATCGCCTACGACATGGGTTTCCATGAGCTGGTATTGTACCTCGAAGAAAACCGCAAGGAGTACGCCCATTTCATACTGACGGGCGAAGAGAAATAAACAACTAAACATTAACCAGAGAGCAGTGCCGATAAGGCTCTGTTTCTCGTACAGATAGATTTTGAAGGCTTGCTTGATGCAGGTCTATTTTTATGCTCGGAAGGAGGCGGCGGGTATACGAAAACTCAAGAAATACAAACCGACACGGTTTAAGGCGGCAGATTCAATCTACGATAAGTCCTCCGCCGATTATGCCGTGTCCTTTATAGAAGCACTCTCTCACACGAAAGGTACATGGGCGGGTAAGCCTTTTGAATTAATCGACTGGCAGGAGCAAATTATCCGTGATGTTTTCGGTACTCTGAAGCCTAACGGCTATCGGCAGTTCAACACTGCATATGTAGAAATCCCTAAGAAGATGGGAAAAAGTGAGCTTGCGGCGGCTGTTGCCCTGTTGCTCACCTGCGGAGATAACGAGGAGCGCGCTGAGGTTTACGGCTGTGCTGCCGACCGCAACCAGGCATCCATCGTTTTTAACGTTGCGGCGGATATGGTACGAATGTGCCCTGCACTGTCCAAGCGAGTGAAAATCCTGGACTCCATGAAGCGACTCATCTATCAGCCGACAGGCAGTATTTATCAGGTGCTTTCAGCCGATGTCGGAAACAAGCACGGCTTCAACACCCACGGCGTAGTGTTTGACGAACTTCATACCCAGCCTAACCGAAAACTGTACGATGTTATGACTAAAGGCAGCGGTGATGCAAGAATGCAGCCGCTGTACTTCCTTATAACCACTGCTGGGGACAACCAGAACAGCATCTGCTGGGAAGTACACCAAAAAGCGCTGGATATTATGAACGGCAGAAAGAATGACCCCACCTTCTATCCTGTTATATATGGGGCTGACCTTGAGGATGACTGGACAGATCCAAAGGTCTGGAAGAAAGCAAATCCTTCCCTCGGCATTACGGTCGGCATGGATAAAGTCAAAGCAGCGTTTGAGTCAGCAAGGCAAAATCCGGCTGAGGAGAACAGCTTCCGGCAGCTCCGGCTCAATCAATGGGTCAAACAGGCTGTACGCTGGATGCCAATGGATAAATGGGATGCATGCGCTTTTGCTGTTGACCCAGAAGCTCTGCATGGGCGTGTCTGCTATGGTGGGCTTGACCTCTCCTCTTCCACTGATATCACGGCTTTCGTGCTGGTCTTTCCACCCTTGGATGAGGATGACAAATACATTGTTATGCCGTTCTTCTGGATACCAGAGGACAACATCGACCTCCGAGTCAGACGCGACCATGTGAATTACGATGTATGGAAAAAGCAAGGATTCCTCAAAACCACTGAGGGCAACGTGGTACATTACGGTTTTATTGAAGCCTTTATCGAGGAACTTGGCATGAAATACAACATCAGAGAAATTGCCTTCGATCGCTGGGGCGCAGTGCAAATGACGCAGAATCTTGAAAACCTCGGCTTCACAGTAGTTCCGTTCGGTCAAGGCTTTAAAGATATGTCTCCGCCGACCAAAGAACTAATGAAACTGACCTTGGAACAAAAGATTGCACACGGAGGACATCCGGTCCTTCGGTGGATGATGGACAACATTTTCATCCGTACCGACCCAGCCGGAAACATAAAGGCAGATAAAGAAAAGTCGACGGAGAAAATCGACGGTGCGGTGGCAACGATAATGGCACTCGACCGTGCGATTCGCTGCGGAAACGACAATGGCGAGAGTGTTTATGACAATCGTGGTCTGCTTATTTTTTAGTAAAGGAGAGTGATGTCTATGGGAATCCTACAAGGAATATTCAAGGCGCGTGACAAACCTAAAGACGCGCTTGGCGGTAGTCGATACAGCTTCTTTTTTGGAAGCACAAGTGCTGGCAAGCCGGTTAACGAACATACAGCCATGCAGATGACAGCCGTCTACTCTTGCGTGAGGATATTGTCTGAAACATTGGCGGGACTACCGCTCCATGTGTACAGATACAATGATTCGGGAGGAAAAGAGAAAAATCTAAAACATCCATTATATAAACTGCTCCACGATGAGCCGAACCCTGAGATGACTTCATTCGCATTCCGAGAAACGCTGATGAGTCATCTTTTGTTATGGGGAAATGCTTACGCACAGATTATCCGAAACGCCCGCGGTGAGGTTATCGCCCTATATCCTCTGATGCCGAATAAAATGGCAGTCGACCGTGATGTAAACGGTCGACTTTTCTATTTGTATCAGCGCAGCAGTGAGGATACACCTTCTCTCGGAAAGGACAGCCAGGTCTACCTTGCTCCGTCCGATGTCCTACACATCCCCGGCCTGGGCTTTGACGGACTGGTCGGCTATTCACCGATTGCTATGGCAAAAAATGCTGTGGGATTGGCGATTGCTACCGAGGAATACGGAGCAAAATTCTTTGCCAACGGTGCCGCACCCGGCGGTGTATTGGAACATCCCGGCACAATCAAAGACCCGCAAAAGGTCAAGGAAAGCTGGAATTCCGCCTACCAAGGCTCCACAAATGCTCACCGCGTCGCGGTTCTGGAAGAAGGCATGAAGTATCAGCCGATAGGCATCTCGCCGGAACAAGCGCAGTTTTTAGAAACACGAAAGTTTCAAATCAACGAAATCGCCCGTATTTTCCGTGTGCCGCCGCATATGCTCGCCGACTTGGAGAAATCCTCGTTCAGCAACATTGAGCAGCAATCATTGGAGTTTGTGAAGTACACACTTGATCCGTGGGTAGTGCGTTGGGAACAGACCATGTGCCGCGCCTTACTCATGGAAAGTGAGAAGCCAACCGTATTCATCAAATTCAATGTGGACGGCTTGCTTCGCGGCGATTATGTTTCCCGCATGAGTGGATACGCAACCGCAAGGCAGAACGGCTGGATGTCCGCCAACGATATCCGTGAACTTGAAAATCTCGACCGTATCCCGCCTGAACTTGGTGGCGACTTATATCTCATCAACGGTGCGATGACCAAATTACAGGACGCAGGTGCGTTCGCAAATACAACAGGATCGGAGGAAACCGAATGAAGAAATTCTGGAACTGGGTAAAGGATGAACAGTCCGACACCCGAACGCTCTACCTCGACGGCGTGATTGCCGAGGAATCTTGGTTTGATGATGATGTCACCCCTAAGGCTTTCAAAGCAGATTTGAATGCCGGTGAGGGTGACATTGTTATTTGGCTTAACTCTCCCGGCGGCGATTGTATTGCCGCAAGTCAGATTTATGCCATGCTCATGGACTACAAAGGCAAAGTGACTATCAAGATTGACGGCATTGCAGCATCCGCTGCCTCCGTAATCGCAATGGCGGGAACCACGGTGTTAATGGCACCGACCGCCCTCATGATGGTACACAATCCGCTGACCATAGCAATCGGTGACAGCGAGGAAATGCAAAAAGCCGTTGCCATGCTCTCGGAGGTCAAGGAGAGCATTATCAATGCTTATGAAATCAAGACCGGACAATCACGGACAAAGCTGTCCCACCTCATGGATGCAGAAACCTGGCTCAATGCCAACAAAGCCATCGAACTCGGATTTGCGGATGATTTTTTAGAAGATGAAAAGAAGCGAATGCAGACTGAAGATTTCACCTATGCTTTCAGCCGCAGGGCTGTAACAAACTCACTGCTGAACAAGGTAAGACCCAAAATTCCCAAAGAAACACCCGGCACCCCTGTAGAGTCGCTCGAAAAGCGGCTCTCTTTAATTCAACACTAAATTATTAGGAGGAAAAACACATGAGTAAAATTCTTGAACTGCGCGAAAAGCGCGCAAAAGCATGGGAAGCAGCTAAGGCTTTTCTCGACACCAAGCGCGGTACGGATGGTATGGTTTCCGCTGAAGATACCGCTACCTATGACAAAATGGAAGCCGATGTCGTAGCTCTCGGCAAGGAAATTGATCGCCTTGAAAAACAAGAAGCCCTCGACCGCGAGCTTTCAAAACCGCTGAACTCACCTCTCACTGTCAAACCCGCTGTTCCCGGAATGGATACCAAGACAGGAAAAGCGTCCGATGAGTACAAAAGGGCGTTCTGGAATGTGATGCGTTCTAAAAATCCGCATTACGATGTAATCAACGCTCTACAGGTAGGAACCGATAGTGAGGGCGGCTACCTTGTACCGGATGAGTTTGAACGCACACTCATTCAGTCTTTGGAGGAAGAAAACATTTTCCGTAAGCTGGCAAAAATCATCCAGACTTCCAGCGGCGACCGTAAAATCCCAGTAGTCACTACTCACGGTTCCGCTTCGTGGCTGGATGAGGAGGAACTCTATCCCGATAGTGACGAAGTGTTCGGTCAGACATCTATTGGAGCATACAAGCTCGGTACCTTCATTAAGGTGTCCGACGAACTGCTCAACGACTCGGTCTTTGATCTGCAGAGTTACATCAGCACCGAGTTTGCACGTCGTATTGGATCTAAGGAGGAGGAAGCTTTCTTTGTGGGTGATGGCTCTGGCAAGCCTACCGGTATTTTCGCCGCATTAGGCGGTGCGCAACTTGGGGTCACTACCGCAGGTGCAACCGCAATTACAGTTGATGAGGTTATCGACCTCTTCTATTCCTTGAAATCCCCTTACCGTAAAAAGGCTGTGTTCGTAATGAACGACACAACTGTAAAGGCAATTCGCAAACTTAAAGATGGTCAGGGTCAGTATCTGTGGCAGCCTTCGCTGACCGCAGGCACTCCCGACACCATCCTAAACCGCCCCGTCTATACCTCGGCATATGTACCGGCAATTGAAGCGGGTGCAAAGTCCATCGCTTTCGGTGATTTCGGATATTACTGGATTGCTGACAGGCAGGGGCGCTCCTTCAAGCGTTTGAACGAACTTTTTGCTACTACAGGTCAGGTTGGCTTTATGGCTACCCAGCGTGTGGACGGCAAACTAATTCTGCCGGAGGCTATCAAGGTTCTCCAGCAGAAAGCGTAACGGAGGTGCGACATGAGTTATAACACAAAGAACTACACCGAACAGGGCGGTGATAAAACCGTCATCGGTGGTACGTTGGAGATTAAACAGGAGGCCTCGGTAACGGGGCTTCCCGTTGCAGAGAATCAGGCAGACAGCACTGCCACCGATGTAGCTGGTTTGGTAACGGATTTCAATGCTCTTCTCGCCAAACTGAAAGCTTCCGAGCTGATGGCGCCAGACGAAGAATGATCAGAAGGAGGCGGACGGCATGACAACAGATAATCTTCTCCCCAAAGTAAAAGCAAATCTGATCCTGGCCTATGACGCAGACGATGGTCTTCTACTGCATTACATCAAAGCTGCCGTCTCCTATGCGGAGAGTTACCAGCATGTCGCTGAGGGCTATTACACTGAAAACACTATGCCTCCTACCACTGAACAGGCAGTAATCATGCTGTCGAGTCATTTCTATGAAAGCAGAGATGGCTCGACGGCTGGCTTCTTTGCCGATAGTGTGCAGGCCGGTCAGCAGGTTTGGAACACAGTGAATCTACTTCTACGGCTTGACCGGGATTGGAAGGTGTGACATGAGCTTTGGGAAAATGAACACCTTTATAGATATTATTGAGAGAGTAACTATAAAAGACTCGGAAGGTTTCAGCACTGAGGTTGACAATATAGTTGCTTCCATCAGAGCGTACAGAGAAGGTCGGCACGGCACCGAAATATGGGCGAACAGGGCCACATTTTCGGAAGCCACCGACCTTTTCCGTTTCCGCTGTATTCCCGGAGTCATTGTTACGACCACAATGCTTATCGCTTGTAAAGACGGACGATTTGAAATCACCTCTGTGGAGGATGTCAAAGGCCGTGGAATGTACATTGAAGTACTCGCCAAGGAGGTGAAGCCCAGTGGCTAAAGCAACTATGAAAATGCCGGAGGACTTTCTTCTAAAGGTTTCCCGGTTGAACGATAAAACTGATGAAATCATCCCTCGTGTGCTTAAAGCTGGCGGTGAGGTTGTGCTTGATAAGGTAAAATCCAATCTCAATTCAGCGGTTGGTCGCGACACAAAGTATCCTTCGCGTTCCACCGGCCAGCTTACGGCAGCTTTGGGACTTTCACCCGCCTTACAGGACAGGGATGGCAACCACAACGTTAAAGTAGGCTTTTCTGAACCACGTCGTGACGGAAACAGCAATGCGAAGATAGCCAATATCATCGAGTACGGGAAATCAGGTCAACCGGCAAAGCCATTCTTAAAGCCAGCGAGGACAACCAGCAGAAAGCCGTGCATCGAAGCAATGAAAGCAAAGCTGGACGAGGAGGTAATCAAGATATGAGCCTGCTTTCAGATTTGAACGAAGTCTTGGAACCACTGAATATTCCTATCGAAACCGGCGTATTCAGCAGTGTACCACCTGACGAATATCTGGTTTTTATTCCACTGACGGACTTATTCGAAGTCCATGCGGATAATCAACCCGGTTATGACGTTCAGGAAGTGCGGATATCACTGTTCTCAAAAGGCAATTACCAGCAGCGTAAAAGGCAGATCACTACGGCTTTGCTGAATGCAGATATTACTGTGACCGAACGACGGTACATCGGACATGAGGACGATACCGGATATCATCATTACGCCATTGACGTGGCAAAAAACTATGGATTGGAGGAATAACACATGGCAACTATCGGTCTTGACAGACTGTACTATTCAAAGATAACCGAAGATTCCAACGGCGAAGAAACCTATGCTGTACCTTCGGTGCTTGCTAAAGCCATCACCGCCGAGCTTTCGGTTGAACTGGTTGAAGCAATTTTATATGCAGACGACGGTGCTGCAGAAGTTGTAAAAGACTTTAACAGCGGTACGCTTACCCTCGGTGTGGATGACATTGGCCCAACAGTCGCAGCAGATCTGACCGGCGCATCCACCGATGACAACGGTGTGCTGATCTCCGCCAGCGAAAACGTGGGTACCCCTGTTGCTGTAGGCTTCAGAGCACAGAAAGCCAACGGCACATATCGCTACTTCTGGCTCTATCGCGTGAAGTTCGGCCTGCCTGCAACAAACCTACAGACAAAGGCGGATTCCATCACCTTCTCTACGCCAACCATTGAAGGGACGGTTATGCGTAGGAACAAACTGGACGGCATGGGCAAACACCCATGGAAAGCGGAGGTCACTGAAGGCGACGCAGGCGTTTCTTCCGGTACTATAACCGGTTGGTTCACTGAAGTTTACGAGCCGGTCTACACGCCGGAACCTTAGGAGGATTGAACTATGGATAATGAGAGAAGCGCCGCAATCAACATCGGCGGTAAAGACTATGAACTGGTACTGACCACACGTGCGACAAAAGCGATTGCCGGTCGATACGGTGGCCTTGAAAACCTCGGAGAAAAACTGATGAAATCAGAAAACTTCGAGATGGCATTGGACGAGATTGTTTGGTTAATCACGCTGCTTGCAAATCAGTCAATCTTGATTCGCAACCTTAAAAATAGGAACACGCCCGAAGATTTGCTTACAGAAGAAGAAGTGGAGCTTCTTACCTCTCCGCTTGACTTGGCGGCATATAAAAACGCAATCACCGAAGCGATGTTCAAAGGCACAAAGCGCGACGTTGAAAGTGAGGAAGAAACTCCAAAAAACGCGGAAGTCGGGTAACGGACGCTGAAGTCTTTACCCGGCTTCTTTACTATGGAACAGTTCAGATGGGCATGGACGCAGAGAAATTCTGGCTCATGCCTATCGGACTGTTTTTTGATTTATGGACCTGCCATAAGCAATGGCATGGCATTGAAAAGCCGAGGAAAACCCGGACTATTGACGATATTATCCCACCGGGTATTTAGGAGGAGGTGAAGGCATGGCAGATAATTTTGGCTTAAAAATAGGCGTTGAGGGCGAGCGTGAATTCAAGAACGCCCTGCGGGACATCAATCAGTCCTTTAAAGTACTGGGCAGTGAAATGACCCTTGTGACCAGTCAGTTTGATAAAAACGATAAATCTATACAATCGATCACTGCTCGGAATGCGGTTCTGAATAAAGAAATCAAAGCACAGAAAGAGAAAATTTCCACCCTTAAGGCTGCACTTGATAATGCCTCCTCTTCTTTCGGTGAAAATGACCGCCGTACTCAAAACTGGCAGATTCAACTGAACAAGGCTCAGGCAGAACTCAACGGCATGGAGCGTGAACTTGAGCAGTCCGCAGTCGAAGCGGATAATCTCGGCGATGAATTAGACGATTCCGGCAAAAGTGCCGAAGATGCCGGTGGCAGGTTTGAAAAACTCGGTGGTGTACTCAAGGGCATCGGTGTGGCAATGGGCGCAGTTGCCGTTGCTGCTGGAGCCGCTGCTATAAAGTTAGGCAAAGAAGTTGTTCAGCAATTTGGAGAGCTGGAACAAAATCTCGGAGGCTCTGAGGCAGTTTTCGGTGCATACGCTGCGTCAATTCAGAAAACTGGTGAGGAAGCCTATAAAAATCTCGGTATCTCTCAAAGTGAATATCTTGCTACCGCCAACAAAATGGGTGCATTGTTTCAAGGCTCTGGTATACAGCAACAGAAAAGTCTTGAGCTAACCGAAAAGGCCATGCAACGTGCTGCTGATATGGCATCCGTTATGGGGATAGATATGTCCTCTGCGATGGAAGCGGTCACAGGCGCGGCAAAAGGCAACTTTACCATGATGGATAACTTGGGTGTTGCGATGAACGCTACTAACATCCAAGCCTATGCTCTCGCAAAGGGTCTGGATTTCACTTGGAATACCGCCACACAAGCGGAAAAAGCTGAAGTTGCAATGCAGATGTTTTTTGAGAACACCGAGCAATATGCTGGTAACTTTGCGAAAGAATCTACTCAGACAATTTCCGGTTCCATTGGCTTGTTACAAGCCGCGGTTGGCTCTTTTACAGCAGGACTTGGCAATGCCAACGCCGACATGACAAACCTCACAGAAAATCTTGTTGATGCTTTTAAAGCAGTTGTCACTAATATCGTACCAGTTTTAGAAAATATCGTAGCCGCTTTACCTGCAGCGACGGGTGCAATTTTAGCAGCGGTGGCAGACTTGCTTCCAATGCTTCTTGAATTAGTCACAAAAATATTCACACAGGTACTGGAAACGATTTTGAACCTCTTACCTGAACTTATCCCGGCGGCAGTTAGTGCTCTAATGACAATTGTCGGGGCATTGATTGATAATCTTCCGTTGCTCATAAATGCTGCAATAGAACTGATCACAGCACTTGTGGAGGGTATTGGTATAGCTTTACCCCAGCTCATACCCGCAGCGGTTTCAGCGGTCACGAAGATTGTCCAGGGTTTGATTGAGAACCTGCCAATGCTGCTTGATGCGGCTTTGCAGTTGATTATAGGATTAGCACAGGGCTTGGTTGATGCAATACCTCAGCTTGTTTCTGCCCTGCCTGCTATCATCGAAGCTGTGGTGGATTTTCTTATTGAATCCATTCCTGAGATTATCGATGCGGGTATTGAGTTGCTGACCTCACTGGTGACAGCATTGCCCACCATCATTACTGCAGTTGTGGAAGCAATTCCACAAATCATCGACAGTATCATCAATGCGGTCATTGGATCGATTCCCATGATTATTGACGCAGGTATCCGACTTCTGATATCGCTAATTCAAGCACTTCCTCAGATTATTACAACTGTTGTAGCCGCGATTCCGAAAATCATAACCTCTCTGGTGAACGCCATTATTGGTAACATCGATAAGATTATTTTAGCAGGTGTTCAGCTGTTCGTGGCATTGATTGCAAACCTGCCAAGGATAATCGTGGAGGTTGTTAAGGCGGTTCCGCAGATCATCTCTGGTTTGGTTAAAGCCTTCACCGGTTATATCGGTCAAATGGCTCAAGTGGGCGGTAATTTGATTAAAGGTTTGTGGAATGGTATTTCAGACGCAGGTGCATGGCTATGGAATAAAATCTCAGGCTTTTTCAGTAATGTGGTATCAAAGATTAAAAACTTCTTTGGTATTAGCTCTCCCTCAACCCTCTTTGCCGGAATTGGCCGCAATATGGGCGAAGGCATCGGTGTAGGCTTTGAAGATGCAATGTATGCCGTTTCAAGGGATATGCAAAATGCGGTACCCACAAACTTTGATTTGAATTACAGAGGATTATCCGAGCAAGGCAGTGCCGCCGGCACAAGCATTACGCAAAATCTCTCGGTGGTGACACCAAAGGCTCTATCCGAAAAAGAACTGGCACGGGAGTTCAAAAACCTATCCCGCAAGCTGGCACTTGAATATTAAAGGAGGTCTGACTGTGGAACTTACTTATATTAATGCGGATGGCAGGAGCATCACGCTCAAACAAAGCCGTCCGTATTTTCTTACCAAAATAGACGGCACAGGCTACATACGTCAGACCGTTAACACCTTCAAGGCACCGGATCAGGACGGTGCTTTTTATATTTCCTCCACGCTGGATATGCGCAACATCATACTGGAGGGTACGGTCATAGCAGACACACCTGACGATGCCTATGCATGGAGACAGCTTTTCCTTAAGATATTTAGTCCTAAACTAAATGGAACACTCGTCTATCGCAATAGGCAAATTGCCTGCGTTGTAGAGGAAGCGGGGTTTGCTGTTTCCACCAGGCAGCGGATACCTAACTTTTTTGTTAGCCTCCTTTGCCCGTCTCCCTTCTTCGAGACGCTGGATGAAGTGCGTGAAGAACTGGCATCTTGGATACCGTTACTCGAATTTGAACTGGAAATACCTGAAAGCGGCATGGAGTTTGGAATGCGTCAGCCCAGCCAGATCATCACGGTTGAAAACATAGGCGATGTTTCGTGTGGTTGCGAGATTGTGTTTCAAGCACTGGGAACGGTTACGAATCCGGAACTCTTAAATATAGATACCGGTGAATACATCCGACTGCTTACGACGATGAATGCCGGGGATGAACTTCGTGTATATACCCATTTCGCCGGTAAGCGCGTAGTTAGCGTGAACGGAACAGTGGTAACGAATGCATTCTCCCTGCTGGATACAGATTCGGTGTTCTTTCAACTTGCTGCGGGCATTAACACTTTACGCTACGATGCTTCAGTCAATATGGAACTGCTGGAAGTCAGCATCTACTATCGTCCGCAGTTTTTGGGGGTGTGAATATGCAACTATATATCTACAATTCAAACCGTGAGCTTACAGGTATTGTGGAGTCTTTCGAATACCTACGCTGGACTCGGCGTTATTCCCAGTGTGGTTCATTTGAACTGAAGGCTATAGCCACACCGGAAAATACTGCGCTCTTAAAAGAAGGTAATATCATTTGGAAAAATGATGATGAGGAAGCCGGGATTATTGAGCATCTGGAGTTATCTCAGACCGAGCAGGAAATTATCACGGCGAGTGGCCGCTTTGCTACCTCCTTCCTCTCCCGTCGTATTGTGTGGGGAATGGAAAAGCTATCCGGCGACCTTTCTGTCTGTGCCCTGCAGCTTATAAATAATAACCTCATTAGCCCTACCGATACGGCACGGCAAATAACCGGGATATCTTTCTCATCACCGAACTTGGGCATACCCGTTAGTACCCAGATATCATATCGAAATCTGATGGATGCAGTGACAGGACTTTGCATCTCTTCGGATATTGGCATTAAGACTGTGTTCACGCCAGCTACAGGTATCTTCACAGTGAAGCTGTATAACGGAGCCAACTCACAGGCGGTGTTCTCCAAGGAGTACGAGAATCTGACTGAACAGATATACACGGAGAGCGCAGCGGATTACGCCAATACTGCACTCATTGGTGGCGAAGGTGAAGGCGCAAACCGGACTTTTGTCGCAATTACAAGCGGCTCCGGGGAGACCCGCCGTGAAATCTTCGTGGATGCAAAAGATCTACGGGCTGAGGATTTCGGAACAGACTACATTGAGACTCTGACATTTAGAGGTCAGAGCAAGCTAAATGAGCAGGCCATACGATTTTCATTTGATACATCAGTTAATCCTCACGGCAACTTGACATACAAGATAGACTTCGACCTTGGTAATACCGTCAAAGTAATCTCCAAGGCATGGGGTGTATCCATGACTACTCGAATTACTGAGGTTGAAGAAACCTATGATGCTGATGGTCAGACTATTAGCGTAGTGTTCGGAAAGGCTGAGATAACAATAGCGCAGAAAATCCGTTCCGACATGAGCGAGGTTAAAACAGCACTATCAGCCCCAACCGGTATATCCGAAGTGACGGAAGCCCTGGGAGTCGTTGAAGGAACACTGAGTGCTGTGGAGGGAACCTTAGGCGAAGTGGAAGGATCACTTAGTACTGTAGAGGGAACCTTGGGCGACTTGATGGTAGTAAACCCTCAAATCAAGGGTGACAATTTTGCGGATACCATTAACAACCTGTTTGGGAAGATCCCCGCACTTGAAATAATTGTAGGTGAAAGTACAACATCGGTCGGTCAATATGCACTGCATAATATGGTGCCTGGGGATGCCTTTTATTTTACCTCGTGGAGCGGCAATAAGTTCAGTGACCAGCCAAGCGATGACGGGCATGTATTCCTTATAAAGCATAGCGGGGACAACACGGGAACTGGATATCAGAGAGCGATGGGATTTTTTATATCCCGCAATACCATGACGTTCTATGTAATTTCAGTTTTCGTGTTCAATAACCCATCCGGTCAGGCGAACTGGCTCAACGTCAATAATGAACCGATTACAACGGCGAGGATTGCAAACGGTGCTGTAACTACTGCAAAAATAGCACAGGAAGCAAACACCTCACTTACGTACTCACTTGGAAGTGGAGTTTCAATGGGTTCAAATATGTCATTTGTGAATAAAGGTGTCGTTTCTATAGGAATGCAGATCAATGTGGGCGCATCGGGAGTCCCCTCCGGCGGCACGATTCTAACAATAACGAATTCAAACTTTTACCCCTACTCAACTGTGCGCGCTGTGGCAACTTCAGTGGGTGGCAGCGGTACCAGTATGCCGATTACGATTAACGCAAGCGGCGTAGTGGCGAATGCCGCCGCTTCTACACTGCCTACAGGTTTTTACCTTATATCTTGCTCTTACGCGAGAGCTTAACAGGAGGAAAGCAATATGGAGAAAAGCGGTTTTTTCAACTCATCGGATGGAGACAGAATCTATGACGCGGCAGACTTTGCATCTTATTTCGGAAGCCTTGTCTCCAACGGTGTTTTTTATATGACAGCAACAAACCTACAGGTATCACCAGCAATTGGCTTAGCAGTAAATGTGGCGGCAGGAGGTGCATGGATTAACGGATACCGTTATGAAAATACGGGTGATTTGAACATCCCGCTGACAACGGCAAACGGAAGCAATCCTCGTATTGACAGAATTGTGGTCCGTTTAAATCAGATCAGCCGAAGCATTCAGATTGCCGTTGTTGACGGAACTCCCGCTGCAATGCCTGTGGCCCCGGCGCTGACAAGAACCAGCGATATCTATGAACTCGGAATCGCAGACATACTTGTGCCTACGGCTGCCACATCAATAGTCGCAAATAACATTACTGACACCCGTCTGAATACCGAACTTTGCGGTTTGGTAAACTCGTTGGTTTCGGCGGTATATGAGTGAGGTGAAATTCTATGGCAACTTATCAGGCAACAAACGCTTGTACATGGCGTAATGGAAGCTGGATTGCTGGAGTAACAGATTACGTTCGACAAGGTGTTTATCCTGATGCTAACAATTATGAGAACGTGGGCGCTATGCTGTTCGACCTTGCGAGCATCCGAAATACTTACGCAAATTATTATCCCACATCGGCCAGTATTCACCTTGTCAGGATAGCTGCAGGCGACTGGGGTTCCGCCAGAACCATGACGCTCTATGCAGGAAATGCATCTGGCATGCCTGCACCCAGTTCAAGTACGAGCGTATCTGGGAGTAGACCTACGAAGGTCACCGGTGGATACAACTATACCGTTTCCGCTGGACAGGGTGCGAAAGATATTGCCATTTCTACCGCACTAATCGATTCTATCGGTAGCGGTGCCAGCAATTGCCTATTCATGGATGCAGGCTCAAGTTCATTGAACTACATGGGCTTTGGTGCAAGGGACAACTTAAGCCAAATTGTGCTGACCATAAACTGGGCAAGCCGGACAACTGCTTGCAGCCCACCTACTTCCTGCTCGGTAAACGCAACCCTCTCGGAAGGCAACGTTACACTATCCTGGAGTGGCGCATCCGGCGGCATAAATAACTCAATATCTTCTTATGAAATACAATACAGTGATTCAGTCGATAACATCACATGGGGATCATGGACAGCACTAACTACGGTAACTACTACTGCTACCAGCGGAAGTGTATCAGTTGCCCCGCCTTCAACACGTGGTCATTATCGTAGATTTCAAGTACGGACGCGCGGCACAGCGGGAGCGAGCTATTATTCCGGCTGGAAGGTATCGACAAACTCTGTCCGCAGAAACACGGTACCAAGCCCGGCTACCACTGCAGTAGCTTTTCCCTCAAACTATAGCGATGAAATCATCACGCTAACATGGAGCGGGGCTTCCGGTGGAACCAGTGCTATTAAGGGCTATCAGATTGCAAGCAGGACTTCTACGGATAACAGCACCTGGAGTGCATGGAATGTTCTGACCACCCTGACCCTGTCGGCCAGCGGTGGCAGTTACAACCCAAATGTATCGAGGGTACCAGGCACATATACTCAATTTGGCATTTGGACGATAGACACTCTTGATGTTTATTCTTCAGAGATAATTAGCAATAGTATCTATTGCAATATAACTGCCTGTGTAGCGCCAAGTGTTTGCTCATTAAGCTCAACGTTGGCCGAAGGAAACGTCACCCTCTCTTGGAGTGGTGCTTCCGGTGGTGCAGGAAATGCCATTACAT